CAGCACTTCCAGGAACAAATAGCTCTGGTCCTCTTTCACCAACCATTCTAGGAACACCTGATTGTTGTACACTACCACCTGATGCTGTACTTCCCATTGTAGATGATAAATCTCCAGCACCACCACCACTAAAAAAACTACCAATAATATTTGAAAGACCACCACTTCCTGATATTCCCTCTCTTATAGCTTTAGTTATTCTATCCATTACTAAAACTTGGAATAATGTTTTTTGAATATCTATTAATACTTCTCTTAAAATATCTTTAAATTTTAAAGCACCTGTTTCACCTCTGGCAAAAGCATCAAATATTTTATTACCAGTTTTTTCAAATGTCTTTGCTACACCATCACCAACACCATCTAGAGCTTTTTGTATATCAACTAATCTTTGTGTTTTTTCTGCTAAAGCATCTATATTTGCTAATTCTGATTCTATAGCATTATCTATAACCTTTTGATCTTTAATTTTTTTTGATAAAAGTGCGTCTTCTATCTTTCTTGTCATAGCAAGTTTTCTTAACTCTACTTCTGTTTTACCTAAATCTTCTATTTCTCTTTCAGAAGCTAATAGTGCTTTTGCACTTAAATCTTCTTGTAGTTTTGTTAATTTAGATTTTTCTTTTAAAATTTCATTATTTCTTTTTTCTATTCGTGCTTTGCTCTCATCATTTTTATTTAGTTTTTCTTTAATAATTAATGCTTTTGCTTCTAAATTTGCTATTTTTTGTTCTATTCTAAATGTATCTTCCAAGCTAAATTCCATAGCTTTTAAATTTTTAGTTTGTATTTCTATTTGCTTATTAATACCTGATAATTGTTCCTCTAATTCAATTTCATTTAAACCTCTTAATTTTCCTTCAAAAGTACCAAATAATGCGTTAAGTCCTGACATTAAACCAGTTACAAGTTTAAGAACTCCTGCTGTAAGTGCGTTGTTTTCTATAAATAATGTAAATTCTTCGTTAAGAGTATCCATTTGTCCAGCTAAACCACCTGCCGCTTCTTTACCTGTATCTTCTATTTGACCTTTTAAAGCTGATAATAAAACTGTTTGTGCTTTAAGTTTTTCACCTACAAAATCTAATGTTTTAATTTGTTCTTTTTGATCTTCAGTAAAAGAAACACCAACTCGTCTTAATGCTGATAAACCTATTTCAGGTTCTTCTAATGCTTTACCTAATTGCATTGCCGCACTTTTAGCACTACCAAATCCTATTTCAGCTAAATCTTGTGATAGTTCTAAAGCTTCTCTAAATGTATCACCAGTTATTGATTTAAAAGTTAATAATATACCTGCCGCATCTCTAATTTCCTGTGTACTAGCTAAAGTATTAATTCCTATGTCTTGTGCTAGTTCTTCTATTTCTAATAAAGTTAAACCTGCTGAATGACCAGTTGCTTTTAATATACCCTCTAATTTTTTAAATTGTCTTTCTGCTTTAGAAGCGGCACCTACAGCTTTTCCTAAACCAAATGCCAAAGCCGCAACTGTTAATGTTGCTACTGCTGTTTTGATTCCAACATTACCTATAATAGTTCCTAGTGAAGTAAGTCTACCTGCTACTGGTCCTAATGGTCCTTGTATTGCCGCTATTGATTGAGAAGCTCTTCTAAATTTATCTTGAAATTGTCCTGCCGCACTTCCAGCTTTTTTAGTTGCTTTGGATACCTTTTCTGTATTTTTTTTAACTGTATCTGTAGCTTTCTTAAACTTTCTTTCAAATTCTTCTGATTTAGTTCTTAATTCTACTGTTATTGTTGCTTGATTTGCCATTAGTCAGGAAATCTCCTCATTAAATCATTTAACTCATCCCTTAATACTGGTTGAGCTTTTTTTCCTTTATTTACTTTCATACTGTAGCCCTCCATAGCAGACATAAATTCTTTAACACTACAACCCCAAAAGGTTTCAGGTGTCATATGGAGAAATCCTAATCCAATCTCTAGATAGTCTTGGATGGGGTAATAGCTTCTTGATTCTCCACCTCTGCTTTTGGGGAGTCTTCGTCTTCCCCAGCAAAGATTGTACCTAAAACTTCTCCTGCTGTTACTGCAGAAGTTGTTAAACCAGTTTGTATTATCATATCACCAACTGCAACATGTGTATACTTACCTTTTGCTCCTAATAGACCCTCATGCAAAATAACCGATATATCGCTTAAAGAGAATTTTTGTTCTGCAATTGATCTAGCTACATCCATTACAGACTTCCCTGTTCTGTGTTCTATATTAACTATATTGTCAAAAGTAAGTCTAAATGTTCTTTCTTTATCACCAAACTTACGACTGATTTCACCCTTGTATTTGTTCATCATCATCTCCTAGTGCTTTTTTTAGTTTTTTCTTTGTTGTTATTGATTTTTTCAACTCTCCATTGCTATCTTCTATACAATGAATTTCTGCTCTACTTTCAAAAGTAACTAATTTTTGCACTATAAGATTATCATTTCCATTAAGAGTTATTTTATCTAATGGACGACAATCAACATCTTTATTACATTCAATAACTATATATTTTAATTTAGTTACTTTTATAAATCCATGATGTTGATCGCCATTTAATTCAAAGTTTATCACTTTCCAACCATTTGTCCATTCAACCATAATTACGCATCTGTGTAAGTTATTGTATTGTGTGATTCTAATGTTACAGAATATGTTTCTTCACCATTATACTCACCAGCTCTTTCGTAACTTGTTATCAAAAATGCACCTTTAATACTTGAACCATCACCAAAAATTAAATCATAATTTTGTATTGCTCCATCAAACGCAAAACCTCTTAAAGTGTTTTCTGTTGATGAATCTGTGAATACTCCACTTGCTGATATTGACATACTTCTAATTCCACCACCCTCTAATAAATCTCTTGCTTTATCATTTCCACTTGTAACGAATGCGTTTGAATCTTTAGTTGTAACATCAACCATTTCTCCATTGATACTCATAGATGTACTTCTTAGTCCACCAATTGTAGCTGGAGTTCCTGTGCTGTTGTCTTTTAATAAAAAGCTACTTCCTTTTTGTACTGCCATTTTATTTTCTCCTTATTTATTTTATTTTAATTATCATAAACTATAGCTCTAAATCGCTGTAAACCATGCGATGTCAAGCCATCATTTTCTTTAATTACATCAGAAAATTCAAATCTTAAATTAACAAGACTTGCTCCTGTAACACTTAAACTACTCTCATGTAACAAAGCATAAATTCTGCTCATAATTTCTTTAACTTCCTTACTTCCTCTATACCTTGAAAAAGTATGAATGACAAGAGTATGTTCATTACCTTGTAGTGTTTTTGTGCCATTATCCAAAGATGTTTCTTCTCCTACCTTTACATAGGGAAAAGCTGTATTTTCAGGAACGAAATCATACACATCTGTAACTAAATTCTGTAGAGTAGAATCACCATCTAAAGCATTAAAAATTGATTTCTGTAGTTCTAAACTGTGATCACTCATTATTTACCAAACTTATCTAAACTTTGTTTAATTTTTTGAAATAATATTTCTGCTATTTTAGGTTTGCTTTTTTCTGAAGCTGGAAACATAAATGGTCTTGCTAACATTTTACTTGTTCCATATTCTAAAAATTTACTGTATGATGCTTCGCTTCTAACCTCTACAAAATCTTTTTGGTCTTTAACTCTTATGTTACTTACTAAAAAACCTGTATCACTTGCTGGTGCTTCTCCAGGTGCTGATGCTTTATGTGTTCTTGTTGGGTTATATTTTTTATAAGTTTTTCCTGATTTAGCACCTTGTTGAATACTTCTTATAGCTTCACCTCTAATTAATTGTCCACCACCTAGCAATACTTCTTGCATATCCTTTTCTAAATCTTCTTTTACTTTTTCAAGAGCTTCTACTGCTTTTTCTATACCTGTAAATTGAAACTTAATATTCATTAATTACCTACATTTTCTGTTGCTACTAATTTGATATATCTATCATACTCATTGTCATTCTCTATACTTTTAATATCAAATGTTCTTGAACCAAATAATATTCTCATAGCTGTTGATATGTTTACTCTATATCTAATTGTAAATTCAAAATCTTGTGGATTATTTATCTTTTCACCACCCTGTTCATTAAATACTTGTTTTGCTGATTTAGGTTTAATTTGTGCAAAAGCTGTAATAAAAGTTGTATTAGCTCTAGTAAATCCACCAAAGTTATCTGCAGACAATACATTGTTTTGGATAGTAATTTTGTTTCTTAATTTACCTACAGGCGAAACACCACTCATGCTATCCTCCTAATATACTGTTTAATCTTTGTACTTTGTATGGCTGTAATAAGGCACCTATTGTGTAAGGTATTGCATTTACAGATAAACTTGTAACAGCTTCTCTGTTTTCATAAAGATGTGTAGTCAATAATTTAATTGCTTGTACTATTGGTTCAGGGACATCACTTGCTCCACCATAACCAGTTACATATTTTATTTCATATGCGTTTGCATTTCTTGTTTCTGATACTGTAGGCCAACTAGAACCTGTTTTAAGAACAACTCTAGCTTGATCACTAATTGTATCTACATAATAATTAGTTGCGGCAAAGGTTGATGCTGTATTATCATTATCATAATATTTAACATGAGTAACAGAAGTTACTGGAGGTTTAGGTAATACAATAAAATTAGAATTGTACTCTAAATCAGGAGCTGTAAATATTCCCTCTTGTAATTTAAGATCACTATAGAAAGGTAGTCTATCTAAAAAAAGACTTAATGTTTGAGTTGTAATAGCTCTATTTATATATGTTTCTATTACATTTTGTGAAGCTTTAATTAGTTCAGCAATTAATGTATCATCATCGCTAAAATCAACACGCATAAAAGATTTTTGGTCAGAAGTTGCAACTGCTGATGTAGTCCAAGCTGTATCAATTTTAAGTCCTGACATTTTAATCTCTAATTACTATTTCTTCTTGCCCATTACTTTTTTAAGAATTTTTTTAACTTTTGTTTCTTTAGGTTCTACTATCTTTTTTTCTATTTTAGAAACTGCTTTTTCTGCAATTCCTCTATCAATCCATTTAGTTCCTAATTTCATTTGCCACTCTGTATCAAAAGTATATTCTTGATCTTTCTTATAAACCATAGTTGATCCACCAAGATCGTCAGCTTTTGCAACATGATCTACTTTCATTTTTATTTTCATATGTACTCCTTTTTAAATTTCTATTTTCAAGGGGGAAATACCAAAAGGTAAAATCCCCCTCAAATTTTATTTATTATTGATTAGCTTGTGATGAAGTAGGACCTGAAAGAGGTCTTCCTTTAACACCGACTACACCAAACACAGTACCAGTTCCATGAGTACCACTAAAGTTTAAAACTACTCTAGAGTATCTTTTGCCACCTACATAACCGATTGCGTAAACTGCATTACAGTCGCCATCAGCATCAATAGTT